ACGGAGGTAACAAATGAAAATACTCCTGACCATAGCCATATACGAAATAATCAAAACAACAGTTAAACATTTGTGGTACAAAATAGTAAAATGAAAAAAGACGAAGAACTTATTAAATGGGTAAAAGAAAACTTTACTCCAGATGCTCCGCTTGAATATATTTTAAGTGAGTATGAAAAGCTAAAAAAATCAGAGAGTTCAGTTCAAATAACAAGGTTTGAAGTAATCAATCATGCAAAGAATAGACATGAGATAGGAAGACTTCTTACTTTGTACCAAGAGTTAGGAGATTTTAGTTCTATTGAACTGAGCTTTCAAGACGGAGGTAGAACTTTAAAAGTATTTTTAGATTAATATAAAATGAAAATCAATTATACACGTTGGGGAACAAGTCTTCCAAAAGGCTATTGGCAATTTGCTACTCCCTACTTTAACATTATTCGAAACCCTACCTACACTCAAATATCTTTTGTAGTAGGACATCATCATTGGTGGATTATAATTAATGAGAAAAAATGAGTAATGACATAAGAGCAGAATATCAAGAAGAAGCTTTTGAAGCACTAAAAGCAAGAAGTGGTACTGCTGTTATGCCTATGAGATCGGGTAAAACTGTTGTAGGATTAAAACTAGCAGACTATTATGAAGAAGTTCTAGTAGCTTATCCTAACAAGTCTATTGCAGAGTCTTGGAAAAGTGATGCAGAAAAGTTTGGATTTGACATTAGTCATGTTACTTTTACCACTTTTGCAAGCTTAGACAAGCAAGATTTAAGAGACTTTGACGCAGTAATAATCGATGAGATTGACCAACTCTCAGAAGCTAAATGGCAATTTATTTATCAGAATCGTCCTAAGATTCTTAACGGCTTAACCGGTACTATTCCTCGTAAGGGAACTAGAAAAAGATTCTTTATTGAAGCTTTAACCCCTGTAAGATATGAAAGAACTATTGACGAAACTACAGGAGTTCTTAACAAGCCTTATCACATTTATGTACACTTAGTGAATCCTTCAGAGTTAAGAAACATTCCAAAGAAATCTGGCGGAATGTGGAGCGAGAAAGCAAAGATAAACTTCTTTGAATCTAAATCTGATGAGAGCTTTCCTATGATGCTTAGACTAATTCAAAGTATAGCAGGGAGTCCTACTAAATGGACTAAACTTAGAGAATTGTTGAGTACTTTTGACAGATGCTTAGTATTTGTGGAAACTATACAACAGTGTGGAGAGATTTGTCGCTACGGCTATCATTCTAAAAACTCAGATGAAGTAAATAAAGAAAACCTAAGAATGTTTAATGACGGAGAGATTAACTTCTTGGCTACTGTAAATCAGTTAAATGCTGGTGTGACTTTTCCTAACTTAAATAAAGCAGTCTTACTTCATACTTATGCTTCTTCTTCTAAAGCAGCTCAAAGAATCGCAAGAACGCTTAACTTCTTAGAAGGACAAAAAGCAGAACTACATATTATCTGTCTTAATCATACCAGAGACATTATATGGACTCGTAAAGGCTTAGATTATTACGGTAGTGAAAATATTACTTGGATACAGCCAAAAGTTCTTAATTAACAAAGTATGAAGGTAGAACATGTAATTAGGAAAACTTTTACTATTAGACCATCAGGCAGATCTACAGATTTTATTAGTCCTTCTTTTGGTTATGGTTGTCTCTATAACTGTTCTTACTGTTATATGAAACGCCATAAACCAGAAGGATTAACTGTTGCAACTAACATAGGAGATATTTTGACAGCTATAAACAATCATGCTATGTTTGCGGTAGTGGATAAGCCTAATCAAACTCACGAGTCATTAGTGACTTATGATATTTCTTGTAATGAAGACTTTTGTTTGCATGCGAAATTTTACGATTGGAAACGTATCTTTGATTTCTTTAAAGAACATCCAAGGGCTATGGGTTCATTTGCGACCAAGTATGTAAACGAGAAATTACTTGAGTACAATCCCCAAGGTAAGATTAGAATTAGATTTAGTCTTATGCCACAATCTTATGCAGATTTGTTAGAACCTAACACTACTCCCATGCTTGATCGTATGGAGGCAATAAACAGTTTTATAGAAGCTGGCTACGATGTTCATGTAAATTTTAGTCCAGTTATTTATGAAAAAAACTGGACAGATACATACAAAGAACTCTTTATGCAATTAGACTATGCAGTCAAACCTGATTATAAAGATAAAGTTAAAGCAGAAGTTATCTTCCTAACTCATAATGAGCAGAAACATTGGTTTAACTTAAAACACGATATTCCTGGCGAACATTTACTTTGGCGACCTGAAATACAAGAAAACAAAATATCAGAGTACGGAGGCGAAAATATCCGCTACAAACATGGTCTAAAAGCCGGCTATATTAAGCAATTTGTGTCATTACACGATGAGATAATCGGCTGGAATCCGATTAGGTACATATTTTAAAACAAAAAATGAAAGATTTAGTGTTTTTCATACGCTACCTAGTGGTTTGGATAAGTCAAAACTTGTCCATTCCATTTTGGGTAGTAGGACATGTACACTTAACTATGAACGTATATAGCGATTTAAACGAACTTCTTGCTTCAATAGGAATGAATCTTATTGTATTGACAGGATTTATAATCAGTTATATAGATGAAAGAAAAAACAAAAATTAAATTAAAATGAACATACAAGTAAGAAAAGCTACAGTAAGTAACATAGACGAATGGAGAGTTTATGTAGACGGAGAAATAGTAGCACGTTGTCCGCAAGAAGATTGGGCTGAAACAATCGCAAGACAGCTTATGGTTGTTCCTAATCAAGAAGATGAGTTTGAAGAAAAAGAGTTTAACTTTACTTTTGAAACAGAAGTAGATTATGAAAAAGCAAAGTCTTCCGGGTATATTAGAACTTTTGATATTGTTAGAATCAAAATTAAAGACGTTGTAGTAGGAAACACTATTGATTATCCTGTTTACAGCAAAGAAGGGTATAAGAAAGAACTTCAAAAACTTGTTCTTCTTCCTCAAATCCAAGTATTAGATATCTATCAAGATAAACTTTATTACGACATCGAAGAATATGATTAAACTAACATTTTATCTCACAGTTATAGCCGCTTTAATAACTTTTGTCTTAACAGGACACAATTATTGGGCTATAGCAATGTTTGTCTTACTATTTTTAATTAACTGATGAAACAAGAAACATTAGAAGAAGCTGCTGAAAGATTATATCCAGTAGTAATAAAACCAATTTTAGATGTATATGATGATGGTGTGAGTAATCAAATAGGTGAAGAAGATATAAATGAAGATAATAGAGAATCATTTATAGAAGGTGCCAAGTGGCAAGCTGAAAGAATGTATAGTGAGGAAGAAGTATTAGATATGTTAAAGTTTTTTACTAAAGATACAAGAGGAGATAAACCTTGGGTAGATGCTGATGATGAATGGTTTGAACAATTTAAAAAGAAAGTATAAGTATGAGTCAAGATGATTTATACTATTATTACGGAGAGGAGCAAGAAAAAAATGAAGAAACTCCTCAAGAACACTTGACACGCATGCTTTATTTGCGTAATTTTGATACCCCCAAAAAACTAAATGAACTAAAAAATGAAATTGACATTTTACGAAGTGCTGTGGAAGATCTTGCAAAAAGAGAGAAAATTAGAGGAGTGGGTAGCCACGGGACTACTAGTGAGAAAAGAGAACGAGTGGTTTTGGACACCAGAAGCTCTAGAGATAGCTGATGTAGACAAAGCTCTTGCTTTAGTCACAGATTTAGGTTGGCTAGAACAGTTTATTGACAAATTCTCTCGCAAGAACATAGGAATCGTAGGCAAGACTAGCTCTGTTAAACAAGTCAGTGATAAAATGACAAGATTTATTAAAGAGTATAACTTTGATACTCAAACTATCTTGGGAGCCACTGATATGTATGTAAACTATTGGAAGAAACAAGGTTCACCACAATATATCAGACAAGCTCACTATTTTATCTATAAAAGAACTGAAAGAGGTTCAGAGACTTCAGACTTAGCCACTTGGTGCGAAACTTATATTAAAGACGGAGGAAATAAAAAGCAAGAAAATCGTTTTGGGGGAGACTTGTAATGAGATTTGAAGAAGTTTATAAGAAGATTGAAGAGAATAGAGATAACCGACTAAAAGGTAATTTTAACTCTATTCCTTGGAATTTAGACAGACTTACAAAAGAGTACAACTATCCAGGTTGGGTTAAAGGTAAAATGTATCTTATAACTGCTTCTTCAGGTATAGCTAAATCAAAGTTTACAAAATGGTTAACTATCGTCTCTAACTATATTAAGTGGAAACAGAACCCATTTAATGTTAAAATCTTCTGGTTTGCACTAGAAGAATCAAAAGAAAAACTATATTTAGAAGCCATATCTATTTGTATATACTACACTCATGGAAGAATTGTAACGCCAGAAATGATGCTTAGTTTTGGTGATTATGCTGTTCCAGAGAAAATTCTTAGTTGGGTTAGAGAAGCAAAACAATCAGATTTTTTAAAGTTCTTTGAGAACCACGTAGAAGTCATAGACCATATCTCTAATCCAACTGGAATTAAAAAGTATGTAGAAAGATACTTTGATGATTCAAGTAAAGGACAAATGGTTTACGAAGAAAGGGATGAAAAGAAATATCCTCTTTATTATAACCATTCGGGAGATACTTTTTACTTTGTTGTAGTTGACCATATCTCTCTTCTTCACACCGAAACAATTCAAGGAGTCTATCATGACTTGAGAGAAACTCTTTCTTTCTTTATTGACCATTATGGATTAGAAATCTTCTGTAAGCGGTACAATCTAATTTTTGTACCTATTCAACAACAAGCGTCAAGCGGTGAATCTCAACAGTTTACCAATAGAGGTGAGTTAGTAGAAGCCAAACTAGAACCTTCTTTAGCGGATTTAGCAGACTGTAAGACTACTCAGCGTTCAGCAGACGTAGTCTTAGGTATCTTTGCTCCATTTCGTTATGACATAGAAGTTCATCAAGGTTATGACATTAATTTCTTACAGGATAATTATCGGAGTATAAGATTTCTTAAAGATCGTCTATCTGGCTTATCGGGTAGATTAGGACTATATTTCTCAAGGGGTGTACCACACTTTGAAGAACTTCCCAAACCAGCAAGTATGGGAGGAGTAAAAAATAACTATGAAAGTTATGTAAATAGAAGTAAAAATGAACAGTATAATTTGGAAAGTTAATATACTTTCTGTATCTTTGAATTATGACCACAGAACCAATTAAGAAACATTTAAGGATTATTTTAGAGAAAATGTTTGAGGGAACAGGAATCCCTTATTCAGACGAATACGTTAAGACAAACGATTGGTACTTAAACTACAAATGGACAGAAGACCAAGAAAATGAATTTACAGATTGGTTGGCAGACTATCTCTACAATAATAGCGAGGCTAGAAAAGAACTTATGGCATTAAGCAACAAAAACAAAGCAGCCTGTATGAAAGCAGCAATTCAGTTTACTTCTTTCTTTGGCTGGACAACCTCAGAAAAAAGAAAACAAGATTAAATATGGCATTACTAGTAGGCATCATCGGACCTTCAGGTGAAGGTAAATCAACAAGCATTAGGACATTAGATCCTAAAGAAACCATTATCATTGGTGTAGCAGGAAAAGAACTTCCTTTCAAAGGAGCTTCTAAAATGTACAACCTAGAAAACAAAAACTATGTAGAGATTTCTACTTCAAAAGAAATCGTTGATACTCTCAAGAATATTAGCGAGAAAGGAACTCATATAAAGAATATCGTAATTGACGACATTCAGTATGTAATGGGTTTTGAGTTTATGAAAAGAGCTACAGAAATAGGTTACACCAAATTTTCTCAGATTGGTCAGAATATGTTTAATATTCTTTCCAATGCTCGCACTTTACGGAAAGATTTAAAAGTATTTTGTCTCGGCCACTCAGAACCAGTAGAAGATAGTGGAGAAATCGTAGGATATAAAATGAAAACGATTGGCAAAATGCTAGACAACAATATTAATCTAGAAGGATTGTTCACTATCTGTCTTTATACTTATGTAGATGAAGGAAAGAGTGGACCAGAGTATTACTTCTTGACTAATAGACATAAGAAACGTCCTGCAAAAAGTCCAATGGGAATGTTTGACGACACTCTCATCCCTAATGACTTGAAGCTAGTTTCAGAAAAGATTGACGAATATTACTCATAATGCAAACATTTCAATTTCAATTAGACGAAAAGGCTACTATTTGGTTTAGAACCAAGTTTGAGATAGAAGCCGAGTCTTTGGATAAAGCCAAAGAAGAAGCTGTCAACAAGCTAAAAACAGGAGAACTTAATTATCCATGGGAACCGCTTGAAGACACAATTGATATGTTGACTCCCGACAATAACGGAGGAGAATCAACCGTAGAACTTTATTCGATGGAGCCTGGAGATCACGCTCCTATTTTTACCAATGAAAATAAATAACTTAAACTTAAATAACAAAAACAATGGCAATTAATTTAAATGACGTAGAAGAAAACCAAGGTGGTTTTGAGAAGAAACTTTACACAGGCTATGCTCCTGTTCAAATCGTAGCAGTAAATCCAGACGAAAAAGGTTTGGCTAAACTCTTTAATACAGATCTAGACAAGATTAAAAATCCTGAGTATGATAAGACTGAAGGAAAAATGCGTCTTGACTTTTGGTATAAGAATCACCCAAGCTGTGACACCGAACTTCTCGGTAAGTTTAGTCTTTGGGTAAACAACGACACCGTTGTAGGTAAGAATAGCGGAAAGACTCAGTATATAGATAATTTTACTAAGACTGCTTGGGCTTTGGATTTGGCTAGTTTAAGTGCAGACCAACAGTCTAAAGATCCTATGTATCGTCTAGATGCCAAGAGTATCCGTGAAGCAAAGACTGGCGAAGAAGATGTTTATGAACTTCTTAAATCTTACGCTAATGCTAGACCAAAAGAAAAGCCTTTTGTGTTAGATAGCTGGGTATCTATTGCTCGTGGTAGTGTAGGAGAACTACGTGACTTCTTTGGTGCCTTTAACTCTAAGGGTGCAGGTATTAAAATTCCTTTGACTATTCGTGATGGTAAATTCCAAAGCGTATTTACTAAAGGAATTGTAAATCTAAACTCTCCCATCACTGATTATGTTAAAAAGAAATTTACAGGCGAATATGGCTGTAAAGATTTCTATGGCGACTCTTTCCTGTTGAAGGAATTTGTTGACGATGGTAATGTATTTAGTGACGAAACTGATTACTCACCTTCAAACAACTCTAACAGTTCTAGTAGCTCTAACTCTAGCAGCTCGACTGGTGGATTATTTTGAGGTGTGTTGTCATAAGCGATAATTGAAAGTGGGGGAGAAATCCCCCATTTTCTTTTAATTTAGTATATTTGTAAAATGAACATCAACGAAATAGAAACTTTTACGACTGTTCAGCGAATCTACGACCTGATAGGCCAAGAAAACATAATGAACACTTATTGCTACCCAGTAGTTATAGGAAAGCGTTATGTAAATCCTTTTAGGGATGATAGAAATGCTTCGTGTTTCTATAAATGGACTAATAAAGGAAACCTATACTTCGTTGATTATGCAACTGAACAAGTCTACTTTAGTCCTTTAGATATAGCTCAACTAAAAACAGGTTATGGCTTTCCTGATATTCTTTATAAGATAGAATCAGACTTTCAACTTAACTCTTTGACTATAGGAGAACTTAAAAGTCTTAGATTAAATGAGAAGCCTCCAGTTGAAGTTACTCCTAGCGACATAAAAACTACAGTTACTTACTTTAAAACAAGTGACTTTAAGTATTGGGGACAATTTGGAATATCTCCCGAGACTTTAGAATTTTATGAAGTTAGAAGAGTAGACAGAGCTTGGATTAATGGAAAGCTTTGGTATATTAAGAATGATATAGATCCTTGCTATCGCTATTCAGAGAAAGGAAAGACTAAACTGTATCGTCCTTTTGCTAACAAGAAAAACAAATTTAGATCTAATTTCTTTGGTGGAATATTAGAAGGTTGGAATCAACTGCCTCCTACTGGAGATGATCTAATTGTAACTAAAGGTCGCAAAGATGTAATGACTCTTTATAGTTGTGGAGTAACAGCCGTAGCTGTAAGAAGTGAGAATACTCCTATTAGCGAAAATGCCTTCAATTTACTTAAAGACAGATTCAAAAGAATCAGACTTTGGTATGATAACGATGAAGCTGGTCAAATAGGTTGTAAAAAAATGGCAGAAATGTACGGATTGGAATGTATTATTCATTCCAAAGATTTACCAAAAGATCCCTCAGATATTTATAAGGAAATGGGTAAAAATACAATTTTAGAAATCATAAAATGATAAAATGAACGATTCATATTACGCAAAACAGAAAAAAGTAGTGAGAGAGATAGCTCAAATCCTTAAAGAAGATTTGAGAATATCAAGTAGTTACGAAGAAACTAAAGATGTTCTCTATGAAGCTTTGAGAGAATGTCTATTTAATAATAACGGTTTTATTTATTATCAACCAGAAGACTTAGCTTCTTTTGTATTACCAGAAGGAATAAGTTTAGATGTTGTAGGACTTAATCTAAAAGATCCTAAAGCAGTTAAGGACTTTGAAGAACTTTGTAGTTTCTTCTTTAAGTTTAAGTTTGGAAAAATAATATCTAACACCAGAAAGCGAGAAGTGGTTATTGCTCGTCATCTTATAGCAACGTGGCTTCATGAAAATACCACTTGGAGTTTAAAGAGTATTGGGAAATACATGAGAAGAGACCACAGTTCTATTATTCATGCAAAAGACAATATCTATAACCTTCTTAGTGTAGATAAGCCTACTATTATATTTTGGAAAAATTTTAATGAATATTTAAATGTCTATATTGAATCAAATACTGCCGGAGGATTGGGCGAAACTTCTGAAGGATCAAGAGGAGTTGTTGCTGAAAATCGGGAAGCAAGTAGCGGAGAGGAGACAGAAAGTAAACGTCTTTCCAAAGTCTGATGAAGTCTTTAAGGCTTTTTGGATGTGTCCTTTAGATAAGTTAAGGGTAATATGGATCGGAATGGATCCATACCCTAACTTGTATAAGGGAGAACCAGTAGCTTGCGGATTATCTTTTGCTCCTAGAGATCCAGATTATGTTCCTCCTTCACTTAGAATCATCTCAAGATGTTTACAAGAAGATTTAGGAGAAGGTAAACTTAATTGGCATGCTTTGCCAGGAGAAGGAGTTTTGCTTTTAAACGCAGCTCTAACCGTAGAAGAAGGTAAACCAGGTTCTCACATGAAGTTGTGGGAAGAGTTTACTTTAAACTTAATTAGAAAAATCCAAGAATACAATACAGGATTAGTGTTTGTACTTTTAGGCAAAGATGCTCAAAAGTTTAAGCCGGCTGTAAATGATTTTTGGAATTACATAATAGAAAGACCGCATCCCATAACCGAAGTCTATTCTGGTAAAAAATGGGAACACAACAAACTATGGTCTGAGATAGATGAGATTTGTTTTAAACTTAATGGCGATAAAGTACAGTGGTTAAAGCCACTTGATTAATTATTAAAAATGAAATATTTAGCAATCTGCCACGATTGCGG